AATGGTCGGGAACTCACGGCCATTGTCATAACGGCATACGCGGCACTGCGCAATGCCTGCTGCTTTCGCCAGACTACGCTGGGAAAACCCAGCGCGCTCTCGGTGCTCTTTCAAAATCAGTGTGATGGTCATCTTCTACCTCAAAACGGAATGTCGTCGTCAAAGTCCATCGGCGGCTCGCTGGACTGCGGTTGTGGTTTTGACTGCTGGCGCGCTGGCCCGGACTGTGTGCGCGGCTGTCCCTGCGCCTGTCCCTGCTGGCCGCCTTCGGCCTTGCCGCCTAACATTTGCATGATGGCGTTCGGCCCGTTCAGCACCACTTCTGTCGTCCACTTCTCCACGCCGTTGCTGTCAGTCCACTTGCGCGTTTGCAGCTTTCCTTCGACGTAGATCTGAGAACCCTTCTTCACGTACTCGCCGACGATCTCAGCCAGCTTGCCGAAGACGACGACGCGATGCCATTCAGTTTGCTCCTTCACTTCGCCGGTCTGCTTATCGCGCCATGATTCCGACGTCGCAATGGTGAGGTTAGCCACTGCCCCGCCTGACGGCATGTAGCGAATCTCTGGATCTTGACCGATGCGACCCACGAGGATCACCTTGTTAATTCCACGGCTTGCCATCTATAACGCTCCTTAAAAATCTTCTTCGACGTCTGGTTGCTTAGGCGGTACATCTTGGGGCTGAACCTCATCAGGTGCAACTTGGACTGTCGCCTTCCCGCGTTTAGCGTTGGCTGGCTTGCCGGGATTGAACGGACGGGCTTCCGCGTTTTTAAGCTCCACGATCTTGCTGGCGCGGGCGTCTTCAACGATGCGCAGGGATGCTTTGTCGTTGCGGAACAGCTCGCAGGCGGCACGGTAGATGGCGTCGACCTCATCCTTATCCTTCGCGGCTTCAATGGAGCGGCGGCAGTCTGCTGCGCTACGCACTGACTTATTACCGTCGTCGTCATCCATGGTGAGGCCGAAGATCGCAACGCGGGCATAACGGCGGGCGTAGGTCAGCGTTGAGCCGAAGCCCTGGGCGTCGTTCTTCGCCAGCGGGATCTGGCAGATATCGGACACCCATTCGCCAGTGGCAACGTGGATAATGCGCGTCTCCATCAGCAGCACGTTCGGAGCCTGACCGGCTTCGTGGGTAGGCGACTGGATCATGATCAAACCGGCGTCTTCCATTGCCGGGCCGATGGCCGCCGCAACGTCGGCAAGGGTAGAGTAGTGGTTTTTCAGGTGCTGATTCTGCTTAGACTTCTTCGGCGAAACGCACATATCCTGCGCATGGGCAAACTGTTTAACGATGGTGCTGCATGGCTGGGAGAATTTCATCATTTTGTCACTCCTTATGTTGAGGGGCTAATATGTCAGTATATTAGCCCGGAATCAATTATTTTTTGGTGTTTCCGTCTTCCCACAGGTGGCGGAAGGCGTTTTCCAGGTAGTACGGCGGATCGAGGTCAATCACGTTGCCGCCGCCGTATGTCGGCCATGAATTATTGTCACGGCACCACTTATAAGTGGCGATGGCTTCACGCAACTGCGCATAGCCGATCATCAGCGTCTTGTTTGACAGGGCGAACGGTGCCACAACAAACGGGCTGCTCTTCTCCTGCGCCAGCAACATCGTTCTGCGTGGCTTCTGGCCGAACGCCGCCTTGAACCCTTCACGCTGCAACGCCATTTTCAGCGGGTACCCGAGGTCGAAGCACTTACGCATGAACCGGTCGGGATTGGCTGAGTCCGTGGTTTTGTAGTCCACCATATCGGCGAACTTGCTGATCCAGTCGAGACGCACCTTGCAACGCAACCCCTGATAGCTGAAAAAGATCGAAACTTCTGACATCCCGTCAACGAAATACTCTTTAAAGTCTTCGTTATTAAACAGAACGGCGCGCATCTCCTGAATGATGTCATAATCCTGCCCGCGAATGCCTTCGCGATCGCCGCGCTCTTCATTGGCCTTCTTCACTATATCGTGCCAAAAGACGACGTCGTTTATTCCAAGCGCTGCGGCGGTGTTGGTGACGGTTTCAATTAATTCCGCCTCCTTCATCTTCGAATAACCGGCAACGCCGTGCTCTTTCAGAAATGCCTTCGCGGCCTCAAGCGAGGTGATAAAGTTCGGCTGCGGAATAATCTCGCCTTTATCGTCGCGCTTAATAAAATCCTCTTTCTCAGGCATGCGGAAATATTCGCGCTCAAACAATTCCGGTTCGAGGTGGTTGGCGTGGGCCGCAGTGCCAAAGACCAGCGCGCGACTTTGTTTCTTCTTGTCTTCGGCAAATTTCCAGTTGGCCGGGCAGCTGGAGAACAGCTCCCACAGGCCGGAACCGTTCATGTGGTCTGTCTCAGCGTGGTAGTCTTCGTTCGACAGGTCGTTATTCGTGAAGAACAGAACTTCATCATCTTTGAGCGATTTAATATCTGACATTACATGATCCCCTTATTCATATCTAAACGAAGTTTGCGTTCTAAATCTTCATGCTTAATGAACTTTCGGCTGTCGCCTTTATAGTTAACCTTCATCAGCCATTTGTTTTTATGCTCAATTGCCGGGTATGGCCTGCCGCTAATGCGGAAAATAATATCTCCTAACTTTATTTCCTCTTCCGCACTAACGCCGCAGAAAATCAAAGACCAAGCAGCGCCTTCAACCGCTGACTTTAAGTTGTGATTTTCTTTAACAGGCAAATAGCACACAGCTCGCTTTAATGCGCGCATAAAGCCATAAGCCTCTTTAAACGTCTTGCGGTCTACGTTGCGAATGCCGCCGTGCAATATTCTGGATAACTCTGCATGTGTCATGATGACCTCCTGTGTGGTGTTCGGGCATATTACTTCCGCATAATATGCCCTGTCAAGACTATTTGACCAAGATGGTCGACGGCCCGAGGAAGTCGATCACCGCCAGCTTCGCGCAGTGGAACCCATACGCCACCGCAGCAAAGCCGCCCTGTGCAGCCACGGCGTTCAGGCACTCAACCTGCTCCTTGCTGACTGGCGTCGACAGCTTCTTGTTCTCCCGCTTCATCTCGATCACCCCGAACGGCTCCCCGTTGCGCCCCCGGTGCAGGATCACGACGTCGGCAACGCCCTTGCGGAGTCCCTTCGCCTGCTGGCGCAGAAAGTACTGCTTGCCAGCCTTCCCGCCGTTCTCGTTCGGCACGTGGAACCAGTACACGTCTGGATACCAATGGTTAAACCAGGTGGTGAAGTTAATCAGGTGGTCATCCTCAAGCGCCTTCGTCGGCTCAGCTGGTGGATCAAGGTATTCTTTAATCACAGGTCGTCCCCTCCTTCGAAAATTTTACGGGCTATCACGTCGCGAGACTTGCTCCCGCCTATGCGCCGGTGCGTCACACGCTTCGGCGCTGCAATCAGGTGAGCGGACGGCAGGATCTTCGTTTTCACCCCGCGCCGCATCTTGCCCCGGGTGTTCGGTGATGCAATGTGCTTATCCAGCGCCGCCTTCCACTGCTGTTTTGCTGGCATGCTGTCGCTGTCCGGCCAAAATATCTCATAGGCCACGAAGTCAGGCTCGCCCTCATTCCCCAGCACGTAGCGGAACACCACGCCGTTCCCGCACTTCGTTGGCTCCACGTTGAAGGATCTCACGTCTACAAAGTCATCCCGGGTGTAGCTCTTTTTCTCAAGGCTTTTGTTGGGATCGATCAGCGTGTTCCCGCAGTGGGCGCACTGCCGGGCGGTGATGTCGTTCTCCGCTCCGCATCCGCGACTGACCACCACCCCGCGATCGTTCTTAAAGTCCTCGCATGTGCGCGAGATGAACCAGTGGTGACAGCGGTCGTCCTTGCGGTATGGCGTGCCATCTTCCTCGATCCCGTCGTGGTCGTACACATGGCGGCACCGGCGCGCGTGCTTGCCGTTCGTGTGCCCGTAGGGGCATTCCTTTACCTGGCCGCTGCTGGTGTCCGTCTCATAGCGGTACTGCTCAAGGAATGGCGAGAAGTACAGCTCCGCCAGGTCGTCCAGTGCGCCACCGTAGTCGAGCACGAGGTTATCCTCTTTGACCATTCCAAGCTCTTCGATGTGGAATTTCTTGAGGATGCGCATCCCGCGACCGATGAGCTGAACCAGTAGAGTGAGGCTGCCGATCTTGCGCAGGATAACGATTGTGTCCCATGGTGGAACGTTGTAGCCGGTGGTAAGGCAACCGATCTGAAAGATGAATTTACAGCGGTTGTTAAATGCGTCTTCCAGTATCCGGTCGCGCTCCTTCTGTGGAGTGTCGTCGGTGATGATCCCGTAAGTCACCCCGGGCGGTAACGCGCTGGCCGCCTCCTTACAGTGCTTCTTACCGGCGCAGGTGACGAGAACGCAGTTGCGGTTGACGGTACGCTTCACGACGTCAAGCATGATGTTCTGCGTGATGGTTCCCTGGGCCAGGATCTGCTTCTCCATCTCGATCAGGTCGGCATCACTGAATTCATCGTCTCCCTCCTCCCCGCGACTCACGAATGAATCAAGCTGGTAGGTCAGCTCGTCATCGATCGCGCCGTAGTGGGTCGGAACCACTGCGCCGACTTCAACCAGGTACTCGGTGGAGATGTCACACACTGCCCGCCGCCAGAAGCCCGGGGTGTTCGTGTCCTCGTTGATGATCGGCTGAGTGCCGCGGTAGTCGGTGCCGGTGTACCCGATAACGACCAGATCGCGCCCGTGCATCTCCCGGCAGCGGCGTTGCATCTCCCGGATAATGAGCGTGTACCCGGTACGGCCAGCGGCGATCATCTGCGACAGCGTTCGCTCAGCTCTAGCCTGCAACTTCTCGTTCTCGGGATGCTTATCCGCCAGATCGCAGGTCATCTCGCTTTCAACGATGTCATCTACGTTGACGTGCTGGCATTCGTCTATCAGCAGGAAGCGAGGCACGAAGTTAGCCAGTTGCTTTTCAAGGGCGTTGACCACCGTCTTCTCGCTTCCGCAAATGATCGGGAAGGTGGTGGACTTCATGCGCAGGCCAGCGCTGAATACGCTGTTCTCTACCCCGAAGTTCCGTATCTCCATGGCGTTTTGTTTGATGATCCCGCCCTGTCGCGACAGAACGAGCGCGGGCTTATTGAGCTGGGTCAGGCGGCGAGCCACCAGGCTGATCAGCGTGGTCTTCCCTGCCGACACGGCGGCCTTGACGACGAACGGGCCGATCTCTTTGTAGTTGTTGATGGCCTGCGACGTCGCAAAGTGTGCCGCGAACTGGAACGGGTAGGGGTCGTATGGCATACCGCGAAGACCTCTCAGCAGCTGGCCGCGAACAGCCTCTATGTCCGTCTCCTCAATCATTTGCTTGATGCTTTTAATTTTTTCCATTGTCGCCTCGTTGACGCAGTAAACATTGCGGTATATTCTGCACAACGAATACCAAAACACAAGGACTTTTGAAATGATGAACATCGGCAAGCTACCAGAACCAGAAATTCACGAGGGTGCGATACAGCGGGCATTTGTGCGCAGTATGGGCAATTCGTTCCAGATCATGATCCCGAACTACTACACCCCGGACAACCTTGGCTATGAGGCGGATATGTTCTGTATCCGCAAGAGCCGCTACACGGTTGAGGTGGAGGTGAAGATCTCCATCGCTGATATGAAAGCCGACTTCCGCAAGGCCCACACGGTTTACCCGAAGACGGCGGAGGAGGCGGAAAAATACTGGCGGCGAGTTGACGGCGAGCGCATCCCGTACCCGGTAAAGATGAAGCATGACTGCCTGAAAGCTGGGGAGCTGATAGCCAACCGCTTCTACTTCCTGGTGCCGTGGACTATCGCCGACAAGGCTCGGGAGATCCTGCCGGACTATGCCGGGCTTTACGTGTACAACCAGCGCGGACTGGTACATGAGGACAAGGTTGGGCCGATGCTGCACAAGCGTAAGCTCGATCCGAAGTATGACCAAGGGATCATGACTAACCTCAGTTACCGCTACCTTAGCCTGTGGTCACGGCCATGAAGTTCTACCCCATTGAGCAGATAGAGCGGCTCATGGTCGGGCGCTGGGAACTGCTGCTCTCCCAGTACTGGGATAAGCGCGCATTCAACGGCAGGCATCAGGCCTGCCCGATATGCGGAGGGAACGACCGGTTCCGCTGGGGCGAGTCGAAGCAAGACGTCACGATGAAGGGCCGCGGTGCTGCAATTTGCAATCAGTGCGGCTCGCACCTGGGCCTGTGGTGGTTCATGGAGACTACCGGCTATGAGTTCCCGGTGGCGCTGCATGAGATCGGGGCCAACTTCCTCAAGGTCGAGCCAGACCAGGAGATGACCTCCGAACCAGTGATAGCCCGTGATGCATTCCCGAAGGCTCCGCGCGTCAGGATGGAGGAGAAGAACCTGTCAGCCGCTCAGAAGTACATCCGCAAGCAGCAGGCCGCGCCTGACTATGACCGCCGGTTTTGGATGGCCTACGACCTGATCGAGACGATGCGCAAATATCACATGTGAAATACAGTTGACAGGCATATAACGCATAAGTAATATGCCCGAACACCCAACAGAAGGAGCAACGAAATGTCAGAACAAACCACCGTATCACCGAAGACCGCCAGCGCAGTAGCCGAAGAAATTAAGAAAGCTATCGGCCGCCGCCGCATCCCGGTAATTGTCGCAGACCAGCCAGCCATCGCGTTCATGATCGCCAAAGAGTCCAGCAAGGCAAATTTCACCGACGACAAGCAGCTGGGGGTGAACGCCGGATTCACCGAGAAGGACGTGGTTAACCAGATCGCTAACGCCACGATGTTCAGAAGGTCATATAACCGCGTCCAGCACGTCGTCATCATCAAGTCGAGTAAGGCTGCGGCGGCTGGTAACTTTGATGGCCGCTACTTCGTGAAGATCATGTGCAATCGCCTGTATGTCACCATGGGGAGCCTGGCTAACTATCTGGCGGGGGCGGAATAGTGAGCGGGGCAAAGCCGGGGGTTATCGGCTGTAGGAAGATGATCAAAGGCAGCGAGCGCGGGAAGATGGTTGGCTGTGGGACGTACTTCCACGCTGGCGGCCGCAGCGGGCGGTGGCATGTGATCAATAATGTCGTAGTGTGTAAACGTTGTTTCAAAGAGTGGAAAAAGGAGCACAAGAATGAAGAAGGCGATATTTCTGTTTAACCGCTCGCGGCACATGTTGCAGCCTTGGTTAGACGCTGGATATGAGTGCTGGACGTTCGACGGCCAGCTGAAAGAGGGCGTGCATAACCCGGAGCCGGGCTTATTCGAAGTCGGAATGTGGTTCGACGCATCAGCTACCAGCGTGCATGCCAGCAACGTAGCCCGGATCGTGGGCGGTGGCGTGAAGTTCATCGCCTCGTTCGCGGAATGCACCTACCTGACCACCACCGGCGCGCGCTGGCTGTATCACCCGGAAGATCGTGATCTGCCGATTGCTGAACGCCGACCGCACCCGGCATACCCGAACCGCCGCCGGGATATGGAAGACGCCGTTAAACTGGCGAAGTTCGTTGAGCTGGTGGAGGCATATTGCCATATCGTCAACAGTGATTTTGCCACCGGGCCTATCCCGTGGATGCTGGAGAACCCGGCGCGATCCTTCCTGCCTAAGCTGTGGCGCAAGTTCGATCACACCTTCAATCCGTGTGACTATGGCGGCTATATCCCGGAGGGCGAGGAGATGCACCCGGACTACCCGGGGGTCATCCCTGACCGTGACGCCTACACCAAGCTGACAGCCATCTGGTGCAGTGAGGCGTTCGTGATGCCCGAGCCGAAGCCGGTGGCACCGGTAGGCAAGGACTTCAACCGGGCGATCAAGGTCGGCGGAAAGAGCACCCGCACCAAGAACATCCGCAGCGCCACACCTCGCGGCTTCGCGCTGGCTGTGTTCGAGGCGAACCACTATGCATAAGTTCATCATGCCGCTGGAGGATTACCGGCTGTTCGCCTTGCGTGAAGAGCATCGCGTGATCACCGTTGAAGAGCCGCCACTGGGTGATGCCTGCATATCGTGCGAGGGCCGCCTTGATATTCACGTGGAGGTGATCTCATGCCGTGAATGGACGTTAGGCGGACAGCTGTTTTATGTGAGCAAAATCAAATATCGGTCAAATACCCCAAAGGAAACGAAATGAAAGACGAAGCAGACAAATTTACGATAGACGCATGGGAAAAGGCGCAGCAATTTGGCGGCGAACACAACCCGGCTCTACACGCTGAGGCCGCAGCAAAAGGCCTGACTCCATGGCAGCTGGTCAGTAACCGCGTATGGGCGACGAAGGGGCTGGTGACTGGTGGGCACTACCAGGCCGTTCGCCCGCAGAAAGTGACCGGCCGCCGGTTCAACGGGAGCAAGACCCCGGACAACGTCCGCCCGAACTGGCGCACACCCGAGCACGTGTTCGCGTGGCTGGATATGACCTACGGCCCGTTTGAGGTAGATCTTGCGGCCTGCGAGAAGTCGACGAAATGCGACTTCTACTTTTGCAAGGAAGAGAACAGTCTGGCGCAAGACTGGAGCCAATTCGATGCGATGTTTCTGAACCCGCCTTATGACGACATCACGCCGTGGACTGAGAAAAGCCGGGAGATCAAGCCGGGTGCAGTGCTGGCGGTGGTGCTGCCGAACGACAACAGCACGGTGTGGTTCCGCAACATGGTTGATCAGGCTTACACCATCATCAACATCGTCAGCAACGGCAAGAACTCTGGCCGCCTGTCGTTCGAGCACGCTGGCACCGGGAAGCCAGGCAAGCAGAACAACAAAGGCACTGTGCTTTTCATCCTGCGCGGTCGTAAGCGCCGCGGCGGTGTGGAGACGCTCTACATCGATCAGGATCAAATGCTGAGCGAGCTGGGTTTACTGGATGCACAGTAAGGCGCAAGTCTGGCAGGCCGCGAAGGAATGCGGCCTCGACGAATTCATTACCGCAGTGTCAAAAGCGTTTCCCGGCGCGATTGACGGCGTGGCGATATCGGCGAAAGGGATTGGTGTTCTGGCGACTGACGACCGCATGCTGCGGCGGCTGGTGAGGGTGAAGCCGGGCGTCACTCTCACAAAGCAGCAAGTCAAGGAGATAAGGACGAAATCTGGTGTTACTATGCGATATAAAGGGGAAAATTGAGGAGTAGCACCAATGGGTAAGACGTATCAGCGGCACAAGGCCCGAACTGTCTCACGGGCTGACAGGCTGCGCAGGATGAACCAGGATAAGAACACACGAGTAATCACCAAATACATCGCCGGGACACTCGCCCGGTTACCAGAAGGAGAAGATCATGACGTTAGCACAAGCGATTTTGAAGGCAGCAACAGAAGGGCGCGATCTTAAAGTCGGGAAGGGCGTTGATCGCGAGAATAAGCACATCGGCCCGCGCAATGGCAAGTTCTGGACGGATGACCGCATTCAGGAGGTGACGGATGATGTTACCGTTCGTCGCATGACGAAGGCGCAGATCATGGAGAAGCACAATATCACTGAGAGCGGCTTTTACAACGCCTGCTACCGTTTTGGGATCCCGACAGCAAAATGAAAAAACATACCGTTATTCACATCGACACGGCTGAATTTCATAACGCCGTCTACATCCTTGGTCGTGAAGAGAAGATCTACAACTGGAACCAGAACGTAGAGTTCCGCAAGCGCCTTGTTGGCCTACTGGGGGAAATTGCAGCAGCGAAGCACCTGAACAATATTCATGGCCGCCACCGGATCATTATCCCGATGGGAGTCAACGCGCGAACTGGCGTATCGGTGAACGCGTTCGGCCAGGGTGACATCATGACCATCTCCCGTGTAGGCAAGCGCGAGCGGCAAACGCACGTCTATGAGGTGAAATCTACCGAGGGAACCGGGCGGCAGTTGCCGACCATCCGGCAGGACAACGCTGAAAGCTACGTGATGAACGGCGTTGATGCAATTATTCTGGTGGCGGTGCAGATCAACAAGGCGAAGGCAGAGTGCCGGATCATGCAGCAAGTATCGCCGGTTGAGGTGATCGAGAAGTGGCGGCCGATGGTTAACCGGTACGGTCAGGAGTGTTATGCTTTCAACTAAATAGATTTTGCGCTTATCATGGCCCCCGTTACTAACACGGGGGCTTTTCTTTTGGGCGACTTCTTCCACGGCATCACCGACATCTATCGGATGTATAAGACCGACTTAGATTACCCCATCGCTGCGGCCGTCATGGCTACATTGCGTCACATCCAGCTCGGTCACGAAAGGCGACAGATCTGGACTAATGCGATCATGGCGGCAATGTTCGCGAAGGGCATCACCTTCATCATCACCATCATCGGGGATTCCGTTCCGCGAATGCACTGGATCGCAAACCAGGATGCAGGCTGGATCGTTGCCTGCGTGCTTGGGTACGTTGGGATCGATAAGGTCATTCGCGTGGTTGAGCGGTACTTCCCGTCCATGAATCTCAGGGGGAAAAATGATCGGCAACCTTAAAATCTACCTGCTGGCGGCCCTTGCCGCCTTTTTGCTATGGCAGGGCGGCAGCTATGCACTGAGCAAGTACGGAGAAAGCCGTTATGAAAGCGGCGTTACAGCTGGGATCAACAAGGAGGCTGAACGCAGAAATAAAATTGACCGTGAGCTGGCCGATATGCGCCAGCGGGAGAAAGACCAAGATGATCGCGACACGTCTCGCCGGATTGACCAAGCACGCGCTGACGCTGCTGGTGCTGCTTATGCTGCTGACCGGCTGCGCCAGCAACTCAACGCAGCCACTGCCCTCGCAAAACAACACGCCGCCGCTGTCGGCATTAGCAGTGATGCCGGAACGCTCTCCGATCTGCTCGCCGAGCTGTTCTATCAGTCAGTGCAAGCGGGTAACGAACTGGCAGCAGAAGCTGATCGGTACTACATCGCCGGGCAGCGCTGCAACACCCAGTACAACCGACTATTGCAAGCAACAAGGGGTAACAAATGAAGATGAGTGATAACGGGCTGCAATTTACAGCAGCCTGGGAGAAATTCCGCAGCGCGCCTTACTTCGCAACCGAAGATGAGCGCCGTCGCGGGATCTACACCTGGGGCTTCGGTCACACTGGCCGGAACCCTCCACGAATCAACATCACACGAGAGGCGGCACTGGCGATCCTGCGTGAAGATCTCGCCTACGCGGAGAAGAAGGTGAACGAGTGGGCGCATAAGTCCATCACGCAGCCAATCTTTGACGCGCTGGTTGATCTGGTCATCAATGCCGGTGAAGAGCCGATCAGGCCGGACAAGAAGGCAGGTGACTTCGACGACCTGGTAACGCAAGGCCGCTGGGATGAGCTGATCGTACAGCTGGAGTTCTTCCGCAAGCAGAGCGGTAAGATCGTCCCCGGGCTGGTTCGTCGTGCGCTGGCGCGGCAGGCTCTGGCGAAGGGGATGAACTGGCGGGATGCTGAGGCCGTTGGCCGGAACGCGAAGGTGTAAAAAAAGGGGCCGTTTGGCCCCTTGTTGTTTATTACAGCACGAAGAAACTTAACATCAGGTACCCGGGCGCATATTCGCCGACGTTGCAGACGTGAACCACAAGGACGTCGATCACCCGGCCAGTGTAGCCATCCGCTTCCGTCCACTCCCGAAGGCGAAGCGTGTCACCCTCCGAGAAGTTCCGATCCCACTTGCGCAGCTCAGCGCGCTTGTTCCCACACCTGACAGCATCGAAGTGAACCGGCAGGATTTTCAGATCGTGAATCACTTCATGCCCCCGACAACCTCAGCGCCGATTGCCGCGTACCCTGCGAGGTCTTCGAACGAGTCAGTGCTGTCGTCAGTCTGGGCGCGGCAGATCTTTAGGATGGATTGCAGCGTTACCACATCCAGACCGGTCAGAGGCATGTTCTGACGGTTCGCAGACGAACGCACGATATTGAATGCATCAGCTATGCGGTCGAACTGGCGCTCTTTGCCGTTCTCCGCGCCGTAGCGGCGTCCGCGCTCCTCAAGATGACCTTTCACCTTCTCAAGCACCTGCGCTGCGTCAAGAGGCTCTGAGGCGCTCTCAGGGGCATCCGCTTTTTTGGCGGTCATGTAGATCGCGGTGCCATCTGCACGAGCACAATCGCGGTTCAGTGTCGCGATGTTGTCGAGAGTCAGAGCCGTCTCATCAGCTACGCCGTGGTGACGGAAGAAGTTGGTTGGGAACTCGATCACGTTAGGGACTGAGTATTCACCGTGCTCCACCAGGCAATGCCAGCGGGCGATGATGGTTTCCTGCCCGGCAAGCTCACCGTAGCCGATGAACGTCACCAGCGAGTTTCGGCCTGGGATGTTGCTGCCGCGCAGAGGATCGTTTCCTTCATCCACTTCGTACCAGAAGCGCAGAATGTCCCCAGCAGTGAAGCGGTCGGTAACGTCAGTTGTTTTTTTCTTCTTGGTGGTCATGTTCATTTCCTCAGCATTGCATTAGTGTTTTGCGCCAGTCGGCGCTTTCGAGATCGACGTAGCCTAACAGAATAGGCACCCCTTCTGAACTCCAAAACTCGGAGCGGTGATTCACGAACGGCTCTATGTCGTAGGCGTAGAGCGCGCCATCCATATCAACCGCCACCCAATTCGCCCAACGCGGCACGGTTATAACCATGCCGTTGTAGTTGAACACCTTAAACATACCGTTAGTTATAAGTTTCATACCCATCCCCAAAGTACGGCACGCGCGGCGTGGTCACTGGTGCATAGGCCTCGATCCTGAAATCGCGGTTGCGGTCGAGCGGCTGGTAGAACGAGCTGAACTCCGGGTGAATGCCTTCCTGGCACCAGCCGACGAAGAAGAACGGTTCGCCACCTTCATCGGTGCGGCCGTCCCAGCACGCCAGCTGTTCGTCGGTGTAGCCGCACTCGTCGAAATTGACGTACCAGAAGCGGCGGATGAGGCGGCAGTTGTTACGCAGGCGCACCACCACCCAAAACTCCATTTCATGGCCGTGCTCAATGTCCGGGGTGTCGCCCAAAGTCCAGACGGACGGCAAAAACTGCTCAAAAGCTGGCTCTTTCTGTTTCATTTGCAAAAGTCCTCTACGTTGATGAAGTCGGGGGTCATGACCATGTTGCCTGCGCGCAGGAAACTGAGGCCGAAGCGGTGGATCAGCGTGCTGCACTGGTTAATGTCGCTGTAATGCATGCGACGCCAGAAGCCTTTGAGTGTCCCGACGTCGTCCCAGCGCACTTGCGGGCGATCGATGAACTCAGCGCGGACGAACCGGCCATAGTGCCACACCCACATTCCGGGCTTCACGTCGGCGACTTCCACTAGCTTCGTGGGGAATGCCGGGATCTTGCTCATCGTGCTTTCACCTCTCCGTAGTAGCCAACGTCCATCAGGTCGGACACGACCGAGATGACCTGCGCCTTCGCCTCATCGTCTGCCTTGTTGTTTGAGATGGCCTTCATCACCGAAGCGCGGGTGGCGTCGAACATCTGCTCGGACACGTTACCCTTACGGTAGCGCTCACCCAGCTTGCATGCGTCCTTCATGACCTTATCCATTTGCGCGTTATCCGGCAGGAGGTCGTACACCCCAAGATCCTGCTGAATGCGGATGTTCTTGATCCCAACTGCGCAGCTGACTGCGCTGGCGGTTCCGACGTATGAGCAGCCCAGCACGGCAGCGGCTACGATGGCGATGGCGGTAATACGTTTCATCGGCTTACTCCTTGTTAGAGCGGATGGCGGCGATTGTTTCAATGTGGCGGCGCTCTTCAATGCGGCGGCGCTCTTCTTCGGCGGCGATGTTGCGCATCACCAGCAAGAACAGGATCGCCAGCAGCGGGGAGAACACCAGCGACAGCAGCGCCCAGCCCAGTCCATTGCGCCCACGACGGTCAGCAGCGATGCCTACCAGAACAGCCATAACACCCCAAATAATTAATAAGCTCATGATTCTCTCTCCTGTTAGTCCCGGCACCGTGCCGGGAACTGCATATTAGTACGGAATAATATCCCGTGTCAACACTATAGAATAATTCCAGCGCCGTGCGTGTAAACGGTGGCGATCGTCAGCAACTCAAGGCGTAGTGACTTCAACGCCCCGGAGGCGGTCTTTGCATCGATCTCGGTGACGTGGTTCTTCGAGTCGGTGTACGACGCTTTGAGGCGGTTGTGGCCGTAGGCAATACAGCGGACGCGCCCGAACTCGACGACAACGCGGTAGGTCGTCTCCTTCGTTTTATCGTTGACGGCTTCCAGCACGGCGAACTGCGCCCCGGGCATGAGCATGGCGCAGATATGCGCACCCAGCTCGCGGGCTTCGTCACGGTTAGTGATCTTCTTCAACTGGTCAATCATTACGGGCCTCCTGTCGGCCTTCCGGCGTGATCTCGCACGCTCCTGTGGTTAGGTTCCATTTCGCCAGACCTCGGTTAACGAGGCTGTTCAGCGCGGTGACAGTGTGGGCCTTGCTGTCGTAGACCCACTCACCGGCGCGCCATTCAGAAACAGCCAGCCGCTTCAACACGGCTCGCTGTCTGATACGCAGTTTCACTCCGGGCGTCCTCCTGCGGCCAGCCATGCAGCGTAAGCGATGGAGCGGGTCAGATCGCACTTCATGGTGATCTTGCGGTCTTCGTCCGCGTTGACCCATTGGGTGAACGTCAGGTTCAGCGGCTGAGGCTCACCTTCGGCGGCTGCGAGCGCGTGGTGATAGCTGTTCAGCGACAGCAGCAGGGAGACGCGCTGTCTGGCTGTCATTTCGCGCATGATCGCCCGTATGCACATGGAGACGGTACCCGCGCCCTCATGCTTGCGTTGGCGGCCGTCCCAAAACTTGAACGTCATTGACAGAGGTGGTCTTTTTCTTCCGTCCATAATGCCCTCCCGTTATTGGATATATTCGACGGTTTCAGGAATGATCGCCGCGTACTTACAGCGACCGAGTGCTGGTATATACCAGAAAGAAAACATCCGCTCTTCGCCGTGGCTGTCGTCAATATCGACGTGACACAACGAGGCCTCATATACGATCCCGCTGGCGGCGGTGACGCGAACACGAGGGTAGGAAATTCCCTTCCATGCACCATCGACCTTGCCGCAAAGGGTCTTTATGAACTTATCGGCCTCTTCGTCTGCGCGAATGAAGGACGGCTGGTCATGGTAAGGGAAATAAGCCATTTCCACGCCGTTAGCGGTGACGGCAATGCATTTGCTCATAGTTTCCTCCGGTTGGCCCCCGAAGGGGCCGGTTGGGTTAGCACGCAGCGTCTTGGGTGCGGATCGCGTAGTCATAGTTGGTCAGGCCGATGGAGCGCGCGTTACGGGTATCGTGGAGGATAACCAGCGAGCCATCTTTGAACGTGATCTCACAGTGGTGAATAGATACTTTCGAAACTTCTGGCAGGGTAGCGTTGAGGATGACTTCCAACGCGGCTACTGCGTTCATGTTCATTTTGCTGAATTTTGCGGCTACGGTCTGTGCAGTTGTCATTTCGTTTTCCTCATTTCGTTGGGTGTATAAACACTATATACACCCACACGCATAGAGTCAACAATATTTATCAAAAAGGCAGCTCACTATCGATCCCCGTCACCCGTGGGCGGGCCATCATTTCTCGGTATTCCTTTTGGGCCTGCTCTCTTGCCAGCCCGGCCAGGCGGCGAACGCTGATCATCATCTTGACGATGAAGCGGGCCGGGTAACGGTTGAGGGCAAGCAATTCCTGACAGGCATAGTCAACGGCGTGCTGAATGCTGGCATGAGTCAGGCTGTCCAGGTCGGAGTAGCAGCGAGTCACCATAATGGCATGGTCAACGATGTCGTTAACCACCAGCGCTTCGGCGTGTGCTTCCTGACGGGCTGCGTAGACACGCTGGCCTTCAACGGCGTCCAGCAGCTTTTGCAGCAGCGCCTTCACGTCGCACAGGCTGGCGTTAGCTTTCCACTCTGCCTGGTTCCAGTCGTCCAGGTTAGAAGCGATGTAACCTTCTACCGCCTGCTGCATATCGTCGTACATGGTTTCGTCAAGGGTGTCGACGTTTTCGCAGATCAGGGCGTTCGCTGCGGAGTCGATGATCAGGCAGGCCAGCAGGTCGGCGTTCTTGAACTGGCCGCGGGCTTGCTCGTTGGTCATCCAGCTGGCCGGGTTACCGATGGTCAGGTTCAGCGCGGAGAGAATTTCGTTAGCGGCGGTAAGATATTTGATAGCTGATTTAGACATTTTGCGACCCCTTGTAATTTATCGGTTAGTTACTGCCTGTTCGATAAATATATTATAGGGGCCGCATCGTGTCAATACTGCTTACACTACTCTTTGATGAATTCTTTGAAATCTGCGGAGGACGTCTCGCGCCAGGTCATCAGCCGACCGTTAATGATCGCGTGGCGCTCGCAGTTATGATCGTCCCGGAATTTCAGGATGGTCATGGTGTTCAGGCCGGTCTTGGTGGTCAGCTTGCGCATGCTGCCCGCTTTAGCGAGAAGCGCGGGGATGCTTGTAACGTGGCAAATCAGGCTCATGTTGTTTTCCTCAGTGGTTATCACGGCAGCTACCCATCAGCGGGGGAACGGCATCTTTGATCGTGTAGTAAGGGTTACGGGCTTCGTGTGGGTTAGCCTCTTTGCTCAGGTGCCCCAGCTCAGCCATTTTGTAAATTGCGTCGCGCACTGACTCCCGGGAATACGGCGATCCGTCGGCCTTGAACACCGTGGAGCTGATACGGTGCAGGATCTCCTTGTACGGCGCGGTGCCATGCGGCTCTGCCCTCAGCAGCGAATACACAGCCTCCTGCAATGGCGTGTACACGTGCGCCTGACGCTTCTCTTCCGGCTCAAAATGCTCATCCTCTGAACCGGCGTCCATATCGTAAACGCGGTCTTCGAACAGCCATACCTTCGTGGCGTCGTCGATGTAGATGAAGTCTGGCCGATCGACCTCCTGACCTGGCGCGAGCTTCTTCTCATACGTGCTTTTCTTCTTCGCCTCGACGTCCTTCGCGAACACCGGCACCTGAAAGCCTTTGAGCTTAAATCGCCCCTTCAACCCACCCTGTCGGCTCTTGCCGACGTTCAGGACAGTGTAGCCTGTCTCCTTCTGGCGGGCGTTCAACCCCTTGCCGGTCTGTGTCTTCTCGCGCACCAGGCTGAACGTTTTATACACCGCGCCCTTCGCTGCCGATCCACCACGAGACTCAAGGTCGTACTGGCCGGACATCAGGCTTCCCTTGCTGACGTGCGGGATGAAGATCCCGGCGCAGTTGAGGGACTCAGCGAACCGGTGCCCGGCAGTGGTGATCAACTGCTGGTCGGTGTTGCTGTTCTCGTCCATGCTCACGCCGTTGTTGTTGGCTGCGGCCAGGTGGAACATTTTGCTGTCGAAGATGACCAGATTCACCGGCCTGCCGTTGGCGAACTGCAACACGCGGCTCTTCTGGATGCGCAGCTTACCCGGCTCCATCAAATCGGCCGGCCGCTTGAACACCTTGATCCAGTCGCGCAGATTCACGCCAGTGCGCAGCGACCAGGCGGCAACCTGCAACTCGACGCTGTCCGGGTCTTCGGTGAAGAACACGCTGACGCCCGGGTTACACACGCGGAAGCAGTTGAACAGCGGTCGACCCATGGCGAGGCTGACAGCCATTTGCACCAGCAGCGTCGTCTTGCCCGCGCCTGCATCACCGTTGATCTCGTTGATGGTTCGGCGGTTCAGCAGGCCTTCGATCACCGGGTCGTAGAAGTCCGGTGAGGTGTTCAGCACGTACTCGCCCGGGTCGTAGTCTTTCAGGGCGGGATCTTCCACCAGTCCCTGCTCGACTTCTTCGGCGAGACGCTTCGCCACCTCAACGCGCTGGGCGGATAAGTCCATGCCGAGATTCTGCTTTTCATTCTCCTCGCGAACGATGCGTTGCAGCTCAAGGTGGCGCTGACCGGCGTCTTTCTTCTTCTGCTTAGGTGGTTCAGGTGGAACAGGTGGCGCTACATCTTCCGCCTGTTCAAGTGCCTCCACCTCAGCGCGTGCTACCTGGTCGAAGTAAGCCTGCATATCGGCCATTTCCTGCGAGTAGGCTTCGTCCTCTTCCTCGCGTGTCATCGGCTGGTTGAGGATGTCCGCCGCTTCGTGCTGCTTCTCCTGGTCGCCCAGCAACGCCTTCCAGTCGTCGGGCGTCATTGGCCTTTTGTTCTCTTCGTTCATCGTTTCCTCCTGCTTTGGTTCGGACATTATTCACGGCAGGTAATACCGTGTCAATAGCAATTACTTTCCACCTGAAAACAGGGAGGATTTTGGGCGCTTATACAGTATGTAAACACAACATAGAGGGACTCCCCCGTATCAATATTATATTTCCCAGTGAAATCAAGCGTCTGGCAAAAAGTTATCCACAGAAGTGCTGTGCACAAAGTGAGCACAGAAAACGCGTATACAGTACCGGCAACAGCTCAGGCGGAGGTGTTCTGCCGTGCTTCGAGCGGTGAAAATACTAAGTGATTGATGCGAAAGGATTAATTCAGGCGGTCGGTTGAAAATGCCCAATACCTGACGATTGCAAGTTACTGATATGAAAGGGTTAATTTCGGGTGTTAGGTGGTATCCCTATTATATATAAAACCCATATAATTACAGAAACACGTACACCCTTACGCACATGGGGGAAGAAAAAAGCGCTACGCAGTGGCTGCGCGTTTTTATTCTCCCCACCATGCCGTATAGGGGTAAACTGAGGCAGAGCCACTTGAGAGAGGAAACCAACATGACTGACAAGGTGAAGGTGACGACACCCCGAAACCCAGTCGGAAGACCCACCAGCTACACCGAGGACATGCCCGAAGCACTGCTGTCGTTCTTCCGGGTAGACATTGACGACATTATCAAACACAACCTGACATCCGCGGGGAAGAGCAACATTCGTATCGACCCGAAGCATTTGCCGTCCATGATTAAGTTCTGTGAATCCGTCGGCATTCATCAGTCAACGCTTCACGAATGGCGGAGTAAGCATACAGAATTTTCCGAGGCTTACGCGCAGGCGCGCCAGCTTTACGAGCAAATGATCCTGGATATCGGATTTGCCACGAACAGTACTTTCGCGACCTTCATGCTGAAAGCGAACTTCGGCTACCGCGACAACACTGAGATCGTCGTGACCGGTGACGCCAACAAGCCGGTGCGGTTGAAGATCGTCAGCGAGCGGCCGAAGGAGGAGAAGCCACGCGAGGAGTCCGAAGCGGTCGATTGGGGTGACGACTAAATACTGCTTGACATATCTATGACTGCGCAGGAATATAGGGGCCGGGCAATCCTGCCCCTACTGCACAGGACATCAAAATGACTGAATCACTGAAATTCACCTCCCCGGCACCGGCACCCGTTAGCGGCGTTCTCGCTTGCGGAGAAAGCAGCGGCAGCACTGAGAATAACGTCAGACTCTCAAGGGTCATTGACATCGAGCTTTACGGCCGTGGCACCGAGCAGCACGTGAAGATCAAGGTTGGCACCCTGCGCGCCCTGACCGACGCCGTTGAGTTGCTGGCGAAGGAGAAGGAGACGCTTGTGGGCCGCCTCGACGAACGCGCCGAAGACCTCGGTGTTGCAGCTGGCAAGCTGGAAGACTGGCGCACATTCACCCGCCACATCCTGGATCGCTTCTTTGTCACCTACCCGACAAGCGTCACCAATGACGATCAACTGCGCATCATCCTGAAAGCGGCCATTGAATCGTCTCGCAACGAGTCGGCCAGGCTGAAAGGTGAGCGCGAAGACGTGATCAACCTCAACCGCAACGCAGCAGAGGAGATCAACCAACTGAACGCAGTCAACGACGGCCTGAAAAAGCGCAACGAGCACCTCGATCAGACCATTGTCGACCTGGTGCGCCAGCGCGACAAGAACGGGCAGCAGGCTAACCAACTGGCCTGTGAGGTCAACGACCTGAAAAAGCAGCGCGAACGCCTGACACACCTCGCAGACGACTACCGCCGCGACCTGGACGCAGCAGCACGGCGTTGCGTTGCGCTCACCAATGACGCGCAGGCACTGATTAAGCAGCGGGATGACGTCGTGACGCGCCTGGCTAATGCACGATTGCAGATCGCAGACCTCAAGCGCCGGTTAGACGGTGAGGTTGTGCAGTCGGCGGCTGTGTATTCGAACATTCGATCACACGCTGAGGCGCAGGAGAACGCCCTGCTGCAACGCATCACCCTGCTTGAGGGTGAGAACCGTGAGCTGGCTACCAAGCTGGCTGACGCTGGTCTGGAGATCGCCAACTACAAACAGCTGGTCGAAGACCTGAAAGCAGGGACGGCCGTTGACCGTGACACCGTGAAGCGCCAAGAGCAGACGATCGAGCAACTGTATGGTCAGCTCAATGGCTGGCACGACTGGGCTACGGACGTCATTTGCAGCCCGTCATCAATGGGCGCTGAGGCTCAACGTACCGCCATCACCTCAGCAATGCGCAAGCGCAAGGAGCGCGTTGAGACGCTGGAGGCGACCGTGAAGGCCATCGCAGCACAGCGCGACGCCTGGGTGCTGTGGCGAAGAGCTACACCGACACCTGCGCCGTTGCGTACACGAACGAGCAACTGCTTTCGCTGGTGAAGGCGAAGGTGAAGGTGAGCACGGTGGACATCGACGGCCAGCAGACCATGTGCGGCACGTTGAAGGTCACCAAGCTGAAAGGCGATGTAGTTGTGAGCAATGAGCCGGTGAAGGAGTACGTCCTGCCGTCTGCTCGTGGCTGGGCCATGGTCAAGGATAGCGCGGTGATCATGAACGGATGCATCCCGGCCAGCAAGGTGACGTTCAGCGATGAGATGAAGGCCGCCATCCGTGAAGTCATCAGGGATGAGATTGCAGAACTGAACAAGGCAGTAGTTGATATCCTTTCGAAGATGCGCAAATAATCCACCTACCGGCCCCTGCGGGGGCCAATGAGGCTACCAAATGCAAACATACTATCCAGTCTTTAGCGCCATTCTGTGCATGTTCTGCTTCCTGTTCTGCAAAGGGTGGTCGACAGCACTGAACATCGGAGCCGGTAGCGACAAGCGTATGCTCAGGATGGCTCGCACCTTCGACATCGCTGGCGACGTGTTCCGCTGGGCGTGCTGGCTGTTCATCGTCGCTGGCTTCCTTCGCTCCTTCGGATTGGTCTGATTGCTTACACTTTGTACCATTTAGGCGGTTGATTACCGAAGTGGCTGGCTGATAGGCTTTAATCAGGCTTACAGCGAGGTGGTTATGATGGGGATCGTAATGGGTGTGTGGTTGGCATTGGTTACAGCTATCGCGATGATCGCGATCCATATGGCGGCGATGGACAGGGAACGCCTCAAGGCCAACCCGGTCAGCCAGATCACCAAGCTGGCGCTGGCCGTCTTCCTCCTGGTAGGGGTGGCGCACATCGCCACGCGGTACACGGCATTCCTCCGCGTGCTCTCATAGCCTGACAACTGCTATCATGGCCCCGTTAACACAACGGGGCTTTTTTATGTCTATCCAATCCGACGCCAGTCAATTCATTGACCTGACACTCACACCACCGCAGAACGACTTTCTGCAATTGTCGTGCAAACACCCGGCATTCGTGGCGGGCTTCGGTACCGGCAAGAGCCAGACCATGGCCGTGTCGTCCGTGCTCGACGCCTCAGAGGGCGGAGCAGATGCCACGATCGCCATCCTTGAGCCAACGTTCGACCTGTGCAAGCTGATTGCCGTGCCGCGTATCGAGCAGATCCTCTCCGAACTGGGCATTCGCTTTAAGACCGTTGGCAACAAGGAGATCTACACCTCCCACGGCGGGATCGGTGACTTCCTGTTTCGCTCCATGGACAACCCGGCTCGCCTGGTCGGCTGGGAGGCGTTCCGCATCCACTGCGATGAGATCGACACCCTCAAGAAAGAGGCGGCCAAAGGGGTCTGGCGCGCAGCCATCGCCCGCTGTCGTCAGTCACCGAAAGAGTATGTGCCGTTCGACTTCCTGCCCGATGACCGCCCGCTGAACAGGGTTAGCGCCTACTGCACGCCCGAGGGATTCAACTTCCTGTATGGCCGCTGGGCGAAGGACAAGGAGCGCAGCCGCAAGGCCGGTTACCTCATGATCCAGGCCGCCACCTCATCCAACCCCTTCCTGCCTGCCGACTACCTGGACGCCCTGCGCGCCAGCTACGACCCGCAGCGCTTCGAGGCCTATGCGAAGGGGGCCAATTCGTCAACCTGAAATCGGGCACGGTCTATAAGAACTTTAAGCGCGAGCTGAACGACACCGACGTGGAGATCATTCCCGGGGAGACGCTGATCGTCGGCCAGGACTTCAACGTTAACAAGATGGCGACAGTCGTCTACGTCGAGCGCTATGGCGAGGACGGGCTTGCTGAACTGCATGCGGTGGATGAGCGACACAACGGCATCGACACCCCTGACGTCATCCGCTGGCTGGTCGAGAAGTACCAGAACACGGGCAACGGCTACATCCACCCGATCGAGGTCTACCCGGATGCGTCCGGTGGCAACACCAGCAGCAAGAACGCCAGCATGTCCGACCTGTCGATGCTCATGAGCGCCGGTTTTGACGTCTACTGTGGGCAGGCCAACCCTGCCGTGAAGGATAGGGTCATCAGCGCGAACACCCTGTTCTGCAACGCCAGCGGACGACGTCGCCTGTTCGTCAGCAGCAAGCGCTGCCCGCAATTCGTCGAGTGTCTGGAGCAGCAGATCTACGATGACAAGGGCAAGCCGGACAAAGAGGCCGGTAAGGATCACATGAACGACGCAGGCACCTATCCGGTGGTCTATAAGTTCCCTGTCGTGCATAATGGCAACGATCTCAGCAAAATAATATTGAATGGGTACGATGATATGACGATCACGACACTGCCGCAGGCGGGGACGGTATCCACCGAACACCCGCTATATAAGCGGTTCAACCAGGAATACCGCACCATTGAGGACTGCGTTGCAGGGCAGACGGTCATCAAGCGCGCCGGTGTCCTGTATCTGCCGAAGCCCGAAGCGTGGACAATGAAGCGTTACAACGCGTACAAGCGCCGCGCCCACTTCCTCAACGCCACCTACCGCACGCAGATGGGTATGGTCGGCATCGCGTTCGCAAAACCGGCCACCTACACCTTGCCGACGGCCATCGACTACCTGTCGACCGACATCGACGGCGAGGGGCTGGATATGGATCAGCTGGTGCGAATGTGCGTAGCGCAGAACATCACCTTCGGGCGTGGTGGCCTGCTGGTCGATTATGACTCCCCGGAGGACGTCGGGCAGGTGACCACGCTGGTCAACAGTGGACGTGTCACCATCCGCATGTTTGACCACCGGCAGATCATCAACTGGCGCAAGAGCAACGGCAAGTATTCGCTGGTTGTGCTGCGCTACCTGGACGACGTCGACTATGACGGCTTCGAGCACTATCAGGTGGTTCGCTACCTTGAGCTGCGCATGGTGGATGGCAAGGCATACTCCCGCCTGTGGACGGATGAATTACAGGGGGCCGCCGGTCTTCCTTCGTCAGTCATCCAGCAGAACGGGAGCATGAATCAGGAGCAGCCTGAACTACGCCCGATCATGGCCCGCGGGAAGCAGCTCGACTATCTGCCGTTCTGCTGGTTCGGCAGCGAGAAGAACGACAGCGACATTGACCCGGCCCCGCTGTCAGACATCGCGAACACCAACATCGCCCACTACAACGCCGACGCCGACAACACCGACAGCTCGTTTATCTGCGGCCAGCCGACCTTCGTGATCGCCGGTGTGCCTCAGAACTTTCAGAAGGACAATCCGAGCATCAAAGTCGGCGGTGACGAAGCGATCATTCTGCAATCCATGGGTACCGGTACGCCTACCGCCAGCATGGTCGTGGCACCACCGAACACCCCAGCCGCTGCGCTGCTGGAGAAGCGTGAGAAGCAGCTGGCTATGCTGGGCGCTAAGCTGGTTGAGCGCAACGGGGCGACGAAGACAGCCACCCAGGCTGGCGCGGATGAGAAAACCGACAACTCGATCCTGTCCCAGTGCGTCGGAAACGTCGAGGCAGCGTTTAATCAGGCGATGGAGATGGTGAAGGACTTCACCGGCACCGAGGGCGCGAACGTCCACATCAACAAGCGCTATGAGGATATCGTACTGAACCCGACCGAACTGACGGCCTACATGGCGGCGGTGCAGTCTGGCATGATGCGTATGATCGACTTCCTCGCGTGGCAGCAGCGCATCGGCCTGATCCCGAACGATGTGGATCTGGAAGACGTTGAGCAGGAGCTGAAAGACGGGGCCGAAGAGACGCAGCTGATCTTCAACGCAGCCGCTCGACAGACCCAGCAGGGGCTGGACAATCCGCCGGAAGAACAAGACCCGGAGGAAGACAAGCCGATCGCCAAGAAGAAGGCCAGCGCGCCGAAGAAGGGGGCTAAATGACATCCGTTAACTCGCGGATGGCGTCGGAGGCGGTAAGGCACCGCCTCTACCTCTACCGCTATGGCGAAGGCCAGGCCAGGAAGATGACCCAGCTACTGCGCCGCATGGCGGTGGATGTGGTCGGCCGCCTGCTATATGCGCTGGACGACTCAAAGATCTCCGCCGACAACTACACGGTGAAGCGTCTTGAGGCCATCAAAGCAGCCATTAACCCAACGATCAACCGCATCTACAAAACAACCTACGGCCAGCTCAAGGCTGACCTTGAGGCGCTGAGTAACGGAGAGCTGGCGTACCAGTACCGCACGTGGCGAACGCTCATCCCTAACCCGGTGCTGGACTTCGTGGGCGGACTGGTGGAGATCCCGGAAACGCAGGTGTGGGCGGCGGCGAACAGTCGCCCGTTCCAGGGCATGCTTCTGCGTGACATCCCGTCAGTGCTGGGCGAGGCCATGACCGACTCTATCGGCCGGGCGGTGCAGCAGGGCATCTTACAGGGCGAGACGTATGACCAGATCATTCGCCGGGTCAAGGGCAGTGCAGCAGCGGCCTACAAAGACGGGGTGATCGGCACCAACGAGCGCCACCTTGCCACCGTCACCCGCAGCGCAGTGTCGCACGTCGCAGCTGAGGCGCGGGACAAGATCGGCGAGGCCAATGCACCGCTCATCAAGTCAGAACAGTGGCTGTCGACGCTGGACAATAAGACGTCCAAACTGTGCATCATCCGCGATCAACTGCTGTACATGCGGGACAAGAAGCACACGCCTATCGGCCATAGCGTGCCCTACGGTGCTGGCCCCGGGCGGCTGCACATGAACTGCCGCAGTACGTCCACCTTCGTGTTCAAGAGCTGGGAGGAATTGGGCGTTCCGGGCGTCAAGATCAAGGGTGCATCGCGCGCCAGCATGAACGGACAGGTGCCGATTTACATGGACTATTCGTCGTGGGTGGAGCGCCAGCCTATGAGCACGTTAACGCAGGTGTTCGGCGTGGATCGTGCCCAACTCATCCGCGACGGCAAGATCTCCCCGCCTGACCTGTTCAACGACAAGGGGGAGTATTTAACACTCGCCCAACTTCGCGACCTTGACCGCATCCCGGCAGAAGACTAACATCGTGCCGTTGACAACACAGGAGCTATCACATGTGGAAATATCTGATTAACAAAGAAGCGTTTGACGCCCTTACCCCTGAACAGCAGGCTGCATACAAGGCAGTCGGCGATTCCGGCAACTACGTGATGAACATCGAAGGCATGCCGGACGTGCAGGCCATGCAACAGCAAATGACCGACTTACAGGCCCGCCTGGGTACCATCGACGCAGAGAAGGCCGCCGAAGCAGAGAAGGCCCGGCAGGCAGCGCTTGACCTGGCGAAGAAGAACGGTGACTTCAAAACCATCGAAGAGGACTATAAGCGCCAGATCGCCGAGCTGAACGGCAAGATCGAAGGCTTCGGTAAGCAGCGCCGCGATGACTTCCTGAACGCGCAGATCGACAAGCTGGCCGCAGAGCTGGGTGGCAAGGAGTATGCCGCACTGTTCAAACCGGCGTTGCAGCAGCGACTGGCTATCGAGGGCGGCGAAGATGGCTCCGACTTCATCCCCCGCGTGCTGAAAGACGGCAAGCCGTCGGCGATGTCCCTGAACGACCTGATCGGCGAGTTCCGGGCAGACCCGACCTACAAACCGGTGTGCGTAGCGCCTGCATCCTCTGGCACCGGCCGCCATCAGGCACCGACCCCGACACCTCCGGCCACCGACAAGCTCCCGAGCATTGACGACGTGCGCGGCAAGCAGCTGAGTCGCGCAGAGCAGATCGCGGCAAGCATCGACGTAGCAGAGTAAGCACAGGCCCGGCAATGCCGGGCTTTTTCTTGCTTGACCAGTATTTGCCGGTTATCATCCAGACGTTTAATCACTCAAAGGACATCGCGCGATGAGCTTTACTATCTTTCAACGAAAACTGATCGGTACCACCGTTCAGCTTCTGACCGAAAACCTGAACGTGTTCAACGCGGCTTCCGGCGGCACCATGCTGATCGGCAGCGGCGAGGTCATCAAAGAAACCATGGAGAAAATGACCATTGGTATCATTGATGGTCTGGTGCAGGATCGTAACGAACACGCCCCCGTTAACACCGTGGTGCAGCCGAAGGTGCTTTCCCGCATCCTGGGCGGCTCCATCAACTCCGCAGGCCGCCTTGGGCCGGTAGCGATCACCTCCGGGCAGCTCCGCCTGATCGAGACTGACGTGAACCGCGCGGCAGCTGAGATCGCAACCCTTGCCTCCGAAGCGATGTTGAAGCGTTATGTCACCGTCGCAATGGGTGCAGGCGTTGCTGCGATCGAAGCGTTCGGTCAGGGCATCTATACCCAGGATGCCCACGTGACCAGCAAGGCCGGTGAGCTGTATCCGACCGTTGAAGATTTCCCGCTGGCTGCGTCCATCTTCGGCGACCAGGCTGACCTCATCCGTACCTGGTTTATGTCCGGTACCCAGTGGGCGAAGTTCTCCGCACGTGAAGCGGTCAAGTCCGCTAAGCTGGTGTTTGAGCTGGGCAACATGAAGATCTTCTCTGACGGCTTCGGTCGTTCGTTCGTGGTATCCGACGCGGCAAGCGCTGGTATTTCCGCGGCGACCTCTGACGGCTCAGCGATCTACGCACCTGATCGGGCGATCGTCGGTCTGGCGTCCAACGCCATCCAGGTCACCACCACCGGCCTCAAAATGGCTGCTGACCCGGCTAAGCTGGGCGGCGAGAACATTGAAAGCTGGTGGCAGGGCGAGTTTAACTACGGGATCGCCCTGAAAGGCATGCGTCCTACCCTGGAGTTCCGCACCGCCACCGAAGGCAAGAAAACTCCGACTATGGCCGACCTGGTCAAGAAAGAGAACTGGGAAGCCGAGAAGGGCGAAACCGACCGTAAGCCGGTTGGCAACGACGCCGATCCGGTGGTGCCAACTCGCAACGTCCGCGAGACGCTGGGGATCATCATGAAGTTGACCCCGACCACCGTCCCGGCAGCGGATGCTGGTGTGTAAGCGAAGAAGTGAATAATATGGGGGCCGATTGGCCCCCTTTTCATTGGAGCAAAATATGATCGGCAATCTGGACGACCTGAAAGCATTCGCGGCGGCCAACGGCTACACTGGCATGACCGACGAAGAGCTGAATACCGCGCTACGGCAGGCTAACCTTTGGCTGTGGTCACTGTCATGGAAGGGTGAGCAAGCCGAACCCGGCCAGGCGGACATCTGGCCGCGCACTATCTGCGACGACTACAACTGTCTCGACTACGACACCCCACCGGAAGTTATCCGCTTCACTTACACCATCGTGTGCGACGCCGTCGACTCTGGAACGGAGTTCAACACCGCATCGGCTGGCGCGTATAAGAAGCGCACCCGGATCGAGGGCGCGATCGATGTCGAATATAGCGAGCAGAGCCTATACAGCGCTGGCTTCGAAGCGCCTTATATGATGGGCATGATCGGCCACTGGCTGGACGGCAATGGGCGCGGCTGCAACGTCAAACTGGAGCGCGGCTAATGAACAAGCTCTATCGAGAACTGCGGGCGGAAGCCCGTAAGCTGTTCAAAGAATACGGCGCAGTCATCACCATCAGCACCCCGGGCGGCATCAGCCGCGACCCAGTCACCGGCGAGGAAGTGGTGACGCCACCGGGCGCGATCTGCAAAGTGCTGGGAGTCATCACCGGCGTCGATCTCAAGTTTTGGGGGCTGGCGACCATCCCCCCGGGCGAGCAGCAGATTGTCATGGCGTGGACGGATACCACCGGGAAGGAGTGGGAGCCGAAGATGAACATGACCATCGCGGGCGGTGGCCGCACGTACTCCATCACCGAGATTAAGCCGGTCATCCCCGACGGTGGCTACGGCATCGTGTACAAGCTGAGGATCAAGGGGCTGTAATGGCAAGCAAGCGGAACGGCACAACCTTCGCCGCTAACGTCGAAAAGTGGGCTGGCGGCGTAGTCGAGCGTCACGAAGAGATCGTGCAGCTGGCGGCGATGAAGGTCTTCGCCATGATCATCCAGCGCTCGCCAGTCGGCAACCCTGACCTGTGGAACCGCAACCAGCAGGCCGTCAAGGAGCGCAACCGCATGAGTGACCTACGCACGGCCATGCGCGAAAGCGACACCTTCGGCTATACGACCAAGCGCGGCACCCGCCGCCTCAAGCCGGGCGCGAACATCGTGGCAGCACCGGCGAAATTCTCTTCCCCTGTCGGGCCAGTCGGCCCGCGCATCCCCCGCCTTCGCAAGAATGAGCAGGGCGTGAACCCTGTCGGCAAGGGCTACGTTGGTGGCCGGTTCCGGGCTAACTGGCAGGTGGGGATCGACTTTGTCCCCATTGAGTGGCTGGATGAGCGGGACAAGTCCGGCACCCCGACCATCAACAAAATGGTGAACGCCGTCGAGCGCTTCCGCGTTGGCATGGCTGAGCACATCTATTTCGTCAACAATTCGCCGTATGGCTACCCGCTGGAATATGAGGGTCACTCCCGACAGGCTCCCGCCGGGATGGTGAGGATCTCCTGTATCCAGTTTGAGGAAGCATTCGCGGCAGCAACAGCAGAGGCACAAAAAGTATGATCAGCACTTCACAAATTCAGGCTAAATTTGACCTGATCGCCATGCAGTGGGGGAGTAACAACAACATCGCGCTCGTGTGGCGGAACAGCGCCGACAACGATATGAACGAGCAGGCTGTGAGCCAGCTGGTCGGATTCCCGCAGCACATCCCGGCCCCGTCTATCTCCATGGGATTCCAGCAGTCTGATCTGGCGAAGCGCGGGATCTACCAGGTGATGCTGCGTGCTCCGCGCCTGTCCGGCACCCGGCAGATCTACGATGCAGCCGATGCGCTGGTAGAGGCATTCAATGAAGCGATGTTCTATGACGGTAATTATGTTAGCATCGGCGACGACGATCAGCAGCTATACCTTACGGCACCGGCTGAAATCGGCGCTGACTATGAAGACGACGCCGGGCTGCATGTGGCTGTCACGATGAACTACCGTATCAATAACGTAAGAGGCTAACATGGCTACGAAACTCTCATACAACATCCCGAACGGCTCAACGCTGCAAATCGCTCAGACGATGGGCGCAAGCATCCAGGTCACCGGGATCTCCAACGCGAAAGAGGCGGTAGCCACCCTGTCGGCTGCTGATTCCAGTATTGCCGCTGGTGACTACGTGCAGCTGTTTACCAGCTGGGTCAATATGTCCGGTCTGGTGTGCCGCGTGAAGTCAGTCACCACCGACAAGGTGACGCTGGAGAAGGTCGACACCTCCGACACTGAGATCTACCCGGAAGGCGGCGGCGCTGGCACTCTGGTCAAGATTCAGGCGTGGATCGACCTGCCGCTGACCCCTACCATCTCCAACTCCGGTAACGAGCAGCAGACCACCACGTTCCAGGCTATCCAGCACGAGCGCGCGGTGAACATCAACACCTACAAATCGGCGGCAACGCAGACCTTCACCATGGCGCACGACGCCAGCGCGCCGGTGCGTGAGGTGCTGAAACAGCTGGATCGCTCGCAGGACGTGACGGCGTTCAAGTTCTACAACAAGCGCGCGAAAGAAACCCGCGTTTATGGCTGCCAGGTATCCTTCAACGAGATCCCGGCCTCCGAGGTGAACAACGTCGAAACGAACAGCCTCGTTCTGAGCCTGGTCAGTGAGATGGTGATCTATCCTGCCGCGTAAAGCGTGCTATCATCAGGGCGGCTTAGGCCGCCTTTTTCATATCTGGAGACAATACAATGGCTGCAAAATTCAAGTTGGTACCCGCTGGCACTTTTGAACTTCCGATCCTGATCACCACCGTAGGGCAGGACGAACCTACTGAGCTGAAATTCACGTTCAAGCGCATGCCGCTGACCGAGCTGAAAGAGAAGCAGGAAGCGATGGCGAAGCGCGTGCAGGAGATGGATGAGGAATACAAGGGTAAAAAGCTGTCCGTCGTCGAAGATAGCGTGCTGCAATATCCGTTGATGGCCGACTTCGTGCTGGACATCGCAACCGGCTGGGAGCTGTCCGATGAGTTCACGAAAGAGAACCTGATCACCCTGTTCGATAACTACCCGACAGCGTTTATGTCGATCAGCGTTGGCTACCAGTCCGAGCTGTGGAAACTGCGTCAAAAGCGCTAACCGCCGCGATTGAGGGTCTGTACTTCCCCGATCCGCCGCAGCAGCTGGTAGACAATTTCGGGGGAGAGCTGGAAGACTACCGTCCAGAAGTGGAGCTATCAGCAGAGATTGTTGATAGCTTTTATTTTTACCAGCGTATTGATACCCAATGGCGCACGGGGCCGGGCGGTTTAATCGGCCTCGACTACAACGTGATCCCCGTCATGGCTGACCTGTATGGCGTCAAGTTCGATCGCCTGCTCATGGATGACCTGGCAATCATGGAGGGGGCCGCGATCAGAGTTCTCATGAGCAGGAGTGATACAGCATGAGTGATAACACAGAACGCTTGATCGTCGACGTCGACGCCAGCGGGGTCAACGCGGGGGCCAAATCCCTCGCAGACCTTGTTGACGCGGCGCAGGACGCAGGCAGGGCAGCGGACGGACTGGGCGACAAGTTCGACCAGGTGAAGCCGTCAGCCGACGCAGCAGCCGCAGCGGTCGACAACTTCAACAACGAGGCGAAGCAGACGCAGGAGGCGGCCGGGGATGCCGCTGTGGGCCTGTACCGGCAGAACCAGGAGCTTCAAAACCTCCTCGACCGCATCCGACCAACGCGCGTTCAGCTTCGTGACCTGGCGCAGCAGCAGGAGGCGCTGGCGAAGGCTCAGGCTAATGGCCTGCTGGGGGCGAAGGAGGCCGAGGAATACAACGCCATCCTCGCCAACCGTGCCGGGATCATCGACCGCAACGACGCAGCAATGCGCGGCCTGAATGTGACGTCTGAGAAACAGAAGACGTTGCAGCAGGGCTTGACCATCACAACCGGGCAATACCGCGCGGCAATGGGCATGCTACCGGCGCAGATGACCGATATCGTCACCCAGCTGGCGGGTGGTCAGAACCCATTCCTGATCATGATCCAGCAGGGCGGCCAGATTAAGGACTCCTTCGGCGGGCTGGGCAACACCTTTCAGGCGCTTAAACAATTCATCTCCCCTTCCTTCCTCGGGCTGGCTGGCGCAACCGCGGCCATCGCCGCAATGGGTTATGCAGCCTACACCAGCGCAGATCAGGCCGACCGCCTCGCCGCATCGGTGACGCTCATGGGTGGCGCGGGCTTTAAGTCAGCCGACCAGCTGAACCAGGCCGCCATGAGGATTCAGCAGTCAACCGGCGACAGCATTAGCAGCATCACCAACCGGCTGATCGAGCTGAACAACAAGGGGACGATGACAGCCGACATGATGGAGAAGGTGGCGATCTCCACGTCGAAACTGTCAGATGCAGGGCTGGACGCTGGCGACGTCATGAAAGACTTCGACAATCTGGTGAAGAACCCGATCAAGTCCATCGCCGCGCTCAATGAGCAATACGGCTTCATGACAGAAGCGCAGATGAAGCACCTAATCCAGACGCAGAAGGAGAAAGGTGAGCAGGCCGCCGCAGCCGAAGCGCTGGACATCTACTCGACGGCCATGAACAAGCGGGCCGATGACGTGATCGAGAAGACCGATAACGTCGGGCAGGCGTGGAAGACGCTCAAAACCACAGCGTCCGATATCTTTAACGATATGGGGATCGTGCTGCGCTCGTGGGGTAACCGCGCCGTCGACATCTTCACGATGGTTAAGCTGTCGATCGATGACCTGCTGAACTACCTCGCGCAGATGGACAGCAAATTCACGCTGGGCGTCGCTGACCTGCTGGACAAGGTGCCGGGCGTTGATGGCCGTGGAGTTCTCCGGGCGATGGGGATCGACGTCGAAACCGTCGAGAAGAATGGCCGTGAGTCCATCGAGAAGGGCAAGCAGATCGCGAAGGAGTTCGCGGAGGTCAGCAAGCGGGCCTTTGAGAGCCAGGCAGACGCTGAGGCGCGGGCGCGCAACGCCAACGGAGCTACCGGCAGCGGTGCTACCGATGAGAAGAGCAGGGAAGCCGTCAGCAAGCTGGCGAATGAGTCAACGAAGCACAACAAGGAGAAGGCCGTCACCGTTGCGCAGGGTGATCGCATCCTTGAGCAGTATCAGGCGCAGGAGCTGGCATTACGGGCGCAGATCAAGACGCTGAAAGACCGGAACGCCTTCGACGTCAACGCCTCCGAGCAGATGAAAAACTATCAACTGCTGGTGGCGAAGATCTCCATCCTGGAAGGCATCCGGGCCGACGCAAAAGGCCGGGCGCTCACGAAGGATGAAAAGTCGCTTCTGGCAAGCAAAGAGGAAGTGCTCGCGAAGGCGAAGACCGTCGGCCTGCTGGGCGATCAGGTCAAGCAGCTTGAACGTCAGGCGCAGATCACCGATGAGCTGACCCGCAGCGGCAATGACCTGTCTGTTCAGGTGGCGGCTATTAACGCCTCGTGGGGGATGTCAGCCGATGAGGCTGCACGGCTGCTGGAGAACATGCAGCGCGCGGCGGCCCTCCGGGACAAAGGCGCTACTCAGGAGCAGATCGACGAGGACGCACGCCAGCGCGAAGCACTGCGACAGGCTACTGACGAGAAAACGCAGGACTGGGCAGGCGGCGCACGCTCAGCGATCGAGGCGTGGGGTAAGGATGCCACCGATACATCAGCCAACGTTCAGAAGGCCGTCACGGGCGCAATGGATGCCGGTCTGGACTCGATCAACTCCTTCGTGATGACCGGTAAGGCGTCGTTCGCCGACTTCACCAAGTCCATCCTTGGGATGATGGTTCAGATGATCAACAAATGGCTCATGTTCAAAGCCATCCAGGGGATCGGCGGCGCGATGGGCTTCGATATGTCCAGCTTGGGCTTCAATGCGAAGGGTGGCGTATACGATAGCCCGTCGTTGTCTGCGTACAGCAACCGCGTCTACACCACGCCTCAGCTGTTCACGTATGACAAGCCGAAGCCGTTTGCGAAGGGCGGGGTGTTCGCCGAAGCAGGGCCGGAAGCCATCATGCCACTGGCGAAGGATTCCAGCGGACGGCTGGGCGTTCGTGCTCAAGGTGGTGCCGGTGGTGGCGTCTCCATCGGGTCGATGGAAGTGAATGTCGACCAGAACGGGCAGGCGACGGCCAACGTGTCAGAGTCTGGCAAGCTGGGCCGGGCCTACGGTGATGCAATGGCCGCAGCCATTCAGGACGGCATTGCCCGGGCAAGCTCCCCGGGCGGACAGATCTGGATGCTTATGAACGGCCACGCGTGATAACCTACAGCCTCCCATACAGGAGGCTTTTTTTATGGCTACATTAGACGCGTGGATCTGGCCGCTGGCGGCAGGTCAACAGGTATCAGTGAAAGACCGCAGCCGGTCGAACAGCTTCGGCGACGGTTCGCAGCAAAACGTTTTGGAAGGCATTAACCCGTTCATCATGGAAGTGCCCTGTTCGTGGACTGGCAACGCGAAGACCGGCAACCAGATCCTCAACTTCCTGAAAGCGCACATCACCAACCCGTTCCAGATGGTTCCGCCGCATGGCGAGCTGGGCCTCTACACCGTAAAATCCGGTACGATCAAATACGTCGCGCTGGGCCGGGCAACCATGAACATCACCTTCACAGCCGAGCAGGCCGTGGGCATCTACACAGGGGTGAAAGGATGAGCAACACCATTTTCGACGAAGCCACAAAACTAGACCCGTCTGGCAAGATCATTCTCATGGAGATCGACGGCACCGAGTTCGGCGCGGGGATCATCCGGGGGCACTATTGCCAGCTCCCGCACACGAGCAAGGAGATCCTCGACAGCGCGAACAGCACGCTGACCCGCGATCAGCTGTTCAAGTGCTACGGCAATGGCGGCCGCGGGAAAGTGACGGCCAACGAAGACCGGAACACCATCAACTTCAAATCATCGGCTGCTGACGCGAACCTGCTGCTGCCTTCGTTCACCGGCGGCCTGACTGGCTCGAAGTATCAGGTGATTGAGGTGGTTGGGCGCTGGATTACCCCGCCGGAAGGGTCGGATAACCTGTATCAGATCTACTATAAGACGGCAGCGCATGACTTCTCGCCGGGCTACCTCAAAACCGGGCTGTTACCGGCAGTCACTGAGGATCTTGGTGATGGCTGGCTGAAATTCTCGTTCGATATGTCGAAGTTGAGCGCTGGCGGCTCCGATTGGGTCGATAGCCAGATCATCGGCATTCGCCTTGACCTATGGCAGCAGGCGGTCGGCGAGATCGAGATCAAGCGAATCAGCATCCTGAACAAGAACCCGCACGAGGTCGACGCATCCAAGCTGGCACCGAAGTCAATCTGGTTCGATAACGTCGAGTATGGCTACTGGCCGTTTATGGCTGAGGGGATCGAGTTCAGCAGCGAGCAGCAGGGTACGCCTACCCTGTCCATCGGCAACCAGTCGGGGGTCGTCAGCGCCTACCTGCGCACCTATCAGCAGATGGTCGGGGCAAAGGTTAAGATCATCCAGACCTATGCGAAGTTCCTGGACCCGCGCAACTTCACCGACGGCAACCAGTACGCCGACTCAATGCAGCAGTGGACGCAGCTCTACTACATCGACCGGCCAGACTATGAGAGCGAAGAGTATGTTCGGTTCGCGCTGTCGTCGCCGCTCGATCTCCAGAACTTCCAGGTGCCAACGCGGCAGATCACGACGTTCTGTCAGTGGCAGGCACGCGGGCTTTACGGCAAAGGGCTGGACGCAGGGGAGGAAAACGGGTGCAGCTGGAACCGCGGCACGGCTCAGAAGTGGTTCGACAAGCACGGCAACCAGGTGGACGACATCACGAAGGATGAGTGTGGTGGATGTATTCAGGATTGCCGCCTGCGCTTCGGCCAGCTGGTGAGTGACCCGAAAGCGGCCGTTCTGGACTATGGCGGATTCATCTCAGTAAGGCTGATTGACTAAAACGCACTGTAACGCGTTCTGAGGCGTTTTTGTGGCTGAGACGTCCGAACGTATGGCCTGACGGCGTTAAACGCGACAGCGTGCCGTTCAGGCCCGTAGTTTTCGATTCACGAAGATAAGAATACATCCCATAGCCATATATAATAAAAACCCTCCCAAGGGAGTTTTATTTATATGGTCTTGGTATGTCTTATATGTATTTATGGTAATAAATATATAAACCCATACCACCTAACACCTGAAATTCAGCCTTTTAAATCAATAGCTTAAAATTTCAGGTGGTGCCAAGTGGAGGCAAAAATGATTGACGTAAAAGACATCCCGGAACAGCAATTAACGTATATTAAACAACACCTTACTGAGTGTTCGCCGCAAGAGGGCTGCGGGCTTCTGGTGGATTCAGGTGGAGGCCTCGAATACTGGCCGGTCATCAACTCAGCGGCCGACAAAATGAACAGCTTCCGCATTGCCCCGCAGGACTTCGCTGAGGCTGAGGACGCCGGTAACATCGTTGCCGTCATCCATTCGCATCCCGGTGCCGACGGTCTGGCGTATCCGTCAATCCTCGATCGCCAGCTTATGCAGGAGACGTGCTTGCCGTGGTTCATCTACGCCCCGGACAAGGATGAGATGGCGGTATTCTTTGAGGAGCCGAAGGGGCTGCTGGGTCGTGACTTCGTGCTGGGCGCTACCGACTGCTACGGCCTGGTGATGGCATGGCACCGTTCGCGCGGCATCCAGTTGCCAGACTTCCGCAAGCCGTACCCGTGGTGGGAGAAAGGAGAGGAGCTTTTCACGGACGAGAATTTTGCAGCAGCGGGATTTATCAAGAAGGCTGAGGCTGAGCCGGGCGATATGGTGGTATTCCGCATCGCCGCCAGCGTGAGCAATCACTGCGGGATCTACACCGGCGACGGGATGATCATGCACCACCTCATGAATCGTAAGTCGACCATCGACAGGATGTACGGCACTTACCTTGAGCCGCGCATTACTGGTATTCTCCGGCATGAGTTATTACCGGAGATCACACAATGGGAAACCAGCTAAGCACAATCCGACTGTATGGGGAAATGGGCGCGCGCTTCGGGCGTGTCCATCACCTCGCGGTCGACTCCTGCGCCGAAGCAATCAGCGCTCTTTCCGCCATCCTCCCCGGCTTCGACCAGTACATGCGAGACAGCCAGTCTCGCGGCCTGACCTTCGCCCCGTTCATCGGTAAGCGGAACATCGGCTTCAACGAGATGTCGCAGCCAATCCCTGACGGAGAAGAATTCCGCATCGCACCGATCATCATCGGCAACAAGAAGGGCGGCCTGTTTCAGACCATCCTGGGCGCTGCAATGATTGTCGCGGGCGTCGTGGCTTCGTTCATCCCGGGCGGGCAGGCTGTCTCCCCTTACCTCGTGGCTGCTGGTATCTCCACGGCTGCTGGCGGGGTCATGCAGATGCTCTCCCCTCAGTCGACAGGCATGAGGATCAGGGAGGATGACGCCAACGCGCCGTCATACGCCTTCGGCCAACCGGTCAACACGACAGCACAAGGTAACATCGTGGGCGTTTTGTATGGCGAGCGTGAGATCGGGGGTGCTATCATCAGCGCCGGAATCATCGCTAACGAGGTACGTTCTTAATGGAAATCAAAGGATACAAGGGCGGGAGTAGCAACGTGCATACTCCCGTTGAAGATCCAGACTCCCTGATCAGCAACGCAACGGTAAGGATGCTACTTGCGTTGTCAGAGGGTGAAACCGTGCCGATTAGCGCGGAAGACCTGCCGAAGCGCGTTTATCTTGACGGGACTCCCGTTCAGAACGAAGACGGCTCAGTTAACATTCCCGGCGTAACACTGGAATATCGAAACGGCACCCCGCAGCAGGAGCCGATCAACGGCTTCCCGGCGGTGGAGAGTGAGACACGCATTAACGTGGAGCTGAAAAAGTCGGCTGCATGGGTGCGTAACGTCACCAATACCGAGATCGACGCCGTCCGTATCCGTATGAACTTCCGTCTGGTCATCCAGCAGAAGGACGGGGATCGCGTCGGCGGCCGCATTGATTATCGGATCGAATACCGCAAAGTCGGCGACAGCGCCTACACCGTGGCCTTCGATGGGGCTGTGGACGGTAAGCAGAAAGACAACTATGAGCGCGATCACCGCATCGACCTGCCGAAGAGCAGCACCGGCTGGCAAATCCGCGTGACCCGTCTCACTGACGATAGCACCTCTGATACCACCGTTCTCAACTCCGGGATCGTGGCTATCACCGAGATCGTTGACGCCCGCGTTCGTTACCCGTGGACGTCCCTGCTGTTCGTCAGCTTCGACGCCAAATCATTCCAGAACATCCCGAAAATCAGCATCAAGATGGGCGGCCGGCTGGTTCTGGTTCCGTCCAACTATGACCCGGTGAACCACACCTATAGCGGGTCGTGGAACGGGACATTTAAACAGGCGTGGACTGATAACCCGGCATGGATCGTCTACGACATCGTTCTGCATAAGCGCTTCGGCATTGGCCGCCGTATCCCGGCCTCATTCCTGAACAAGTGGACGATGTACAGCATCGCTCAGCGCTGTGATGAGCTGGTGACGAACGCCGACGGCACGCAGAACCGCCGCTACACCTGCAACGTGTACATCCAGAAGCGTGCGCATGCGTGGAGCGTCATCCGTGACCTGGCGTCGATCTTTAACGGCATGGTCAGCTACAGCAACATGCAACTCCAGTTCGCGCAGGATGCCCCGGCAGAAGTCCGGCATGTTGTGACGAATGACGACGTTGTTAACGGCACCTTCGAATACTCCTACGGCAGCATGGCTAACCGTCGCGGGATCGCGATGGTCACCTTTGACGACCCGAAGGCGCACTATAAGACGCAGACCACCGTCGCGCAGTTCAAAGACCTCGTGGAACGCTATGGCGTCGAGCCGCTGGAAGTTTCCGGTATCGGCTGCACCGACGAATACGAGGCGCAACGACGCGGCCTGTGGGCGCTGCTGTCGAACATCAACGATATGCAGATCAGCTACCGCGTCGGCCTGAACGGCATCAAGTACCTGATCGGCGACGTCGTCGGCATCGCCAACCGCTACGTGCAGGGCGGACAGTTCGGCGGCCGTGTGGCTGGCGTATCCGGCACCACCATCACCTCAGACCGCATGATCTCCGATCACGTGGCAATCGGCGATCGCGTAATCGTTCGTCAGGGTGGAACCGATGGCACCTACAACCGTGTGATCAACGCAATCGCGGCTGACAGGATGTCCTTCACCGTCGACGGCACTGACCTGGATATTCAGAGCGGCGAAGTGTTCCTGCTGGATACTCAGGAGCTGGCCCCTGAACTAATCCGCATCACCAAGATCACCTACAACGAGCAGGACAACAATTTCACCGTCACCGGTCTGCAATACAGCCACTCGAAGTATTTGCAGGTTGATACCGGCGCGCGAATTGAAGACCGTCCGACCTCGCTGATCCCGACCGGTCAGGTACCGGCACCGACTAACGTGGTGGCCGAAGGCTACAGCATCGTTAACCAGGGTCTTCGCTCCGCCAACGTCAACTGTTCTTGGTTCACCGTCGATCAGGCTGTCAGCTACGACATTCAGGTGCGTCGAACCTCTCAGTCTAACGGCCAGTGGTCACAGGGCTGGACTAACCTCGCCAGCCAGTCGAGCACGTCCGTTGATCTGACCAACGTTCTGACCGGCACCTATCAGTTCCGCGTTCGTTCCGTGTCCCGTGACGGCGGGTCGTCTCAGTGGGTCGAGTCGAATCAGGTGTTCGTTGACGGCAAGCGCGGCAGCATCCCGGCAGTAGCTGGCCTGAACGGCGTCGGCATCGTGAACGGCATCACCTGGCGCTGGGTCACCGGCACAGACGACCTCGTTGACATGAAGTCAACCGAGCTACAATTCCAGCGTATCAATGACGCAGGCGCGCCGGTTGGCGACTGGATCGATCTGTCTGTCGTCACCTACCCCACAGGCATGTTCACGCAGACCGGCCTTAAATTCGCAGAACGCGTGCAGGTACGCGCCCGCTTTGTGTCGTCATATAGCGACGCTGGCGAGTGGAGCGCCCCGGTCATGGCGATGACGTCCGACAACATGGACGACTATTACCAGAACATCGACGACGCAATCAAAGGCTCCGACACCTACGGCGAGCTGACCAGCGGGATCAAGGAAGTTGGCGACAGCGCACAGGCCGCGAAAGATGCCGCTCAGGCTGCACAGGTCACCGCAGATGACGCCGTGGCGACCAACCAGCAGCAGCAGCACAGCTGAACAACCAGCTGGCCGAGATCCAGAAGAACGCCAGGACACTACCAACACCCGCTGAACGCGGGGCGGCTAACGCCAGCGCAATCGCTCAGGAGATCCTCGATCGTAAGGCTGGCGACATCGCGAACGCCAACAAGGCGGCTCAGGACGTGGCCGACGCTATCGCGAAAGCCGAGACGGATGACGCACAAGTAGCAGCTGACGCAGCGGCCAACCTGCTGACCGCGAAGAACGAAGTTGAAGCGCAGATCAGCACCACTAACACCACGATGCAGGACGGCTTCGACAGCCTGGCGCAGCAGATGGCATCCATTGCCGCTGGTACCGGCGAACAGTTCGACAGCCTCGCGATCTGGTACTTCGACAATGGGCCGGAAGGCTGGGCTTCTGACGATGCCAACACCAACCTGCTCCCCGTCGACCAGGATGGTTGGGTGTACCCTGCTGGCGCAGCGGCCACCATGCGCTCACCGAACCCGCTGGCAATCGACGCGCGCAGCTATAAGTACATGCGCCTGCGCATGAAGAAGGTAGGTAACCCGGCATGGGCTGGTAAGCTGTATTGGATTGGCGTGGATGAGACAGGCTGGAACAATGCCCGCTCCCTGACCATCCCGGCACCTGACTTTGACCCGACCACCGGCATTACCGTCCTGTCGCTGCCTGATCTGCTGTGGGCGACATCCGGCACCGTGCGCCGCCTGCGTCTGGACTTCTCAACCAATCAGGACGCCAATAACTACTACGCGATCGACTGGATGGCCGTCGGACGTCCGACCCCGGGCGCGTCTCAGGCGCAGATTCAGGATCTTCGCACCGCCATGACCGCGGCGGACTCAGCCGAAGCCGCAGCACGTAACACGCTGGCCGTACAGCTCCGCGGGAACTATGAGGGAACAGACCCGTCCAAGCTGGTGACAGGCATCATCTTCAACGAGCGCCAGACCCGCGTCACCGCAGAGCAGGCGATCGCCAGCGACGTCAACACCCTGCGCACTGACTACAACGCGAACAAGGCCGCCGTGACCCAGCGTCTCGACACTCTGACCAGCGAAAACCAGTCGCAGGCGCAGGCGCTCACCCAGCTTCGAAGCGACCTGACCGACGCGAACGGCAAGATCGGCGCTAATGCCGCGGCCATCAGCCAGCTCAAAACAGACGTTACCGCCCTGGATGGTCGAGTGACGGCAAACAGCAGCCTGATCACCAACCTGCGCAGTGACCTGAATAACATGCGCGTCGGCGGCACCAACCTGATCCCTAACTCTGGCACGCTGGCAGGCGTCAGCGGCGTTGTGCAGGGTCAGACGTACAAAGGCAATGCTATCCGTCGCATCGCGATTGCAGCGGCCTCAGCTGGATCCTACGACCAATTTGAATATGAGCTTGCGGCTCCGATCGACGGCACCGAAGTGGTCGTCAGCTTCTACGCGAAAGCGAACAACGCCGACAGCAAGCAAATTTTCGTCTACCTGTACAACCCGAACGCCACGCTTACGGCTTTAAGCAGTCAGGGGAAAACCGGCAGCTGGTCTAATGGTGGCGATGGTTCGATGACAATCGACCTTACGGAAGACTGGGCGCGTTACTGGGTGAAATACACCCGTAAGAGCGGCCAGACAGGCACACAGCGCGTTATTTTTGGCCGACTGCTGAAAGGGTCTAAGGACAAAGAGGTTTACATCAGCTCGCCAAAATTCGAGTACGGCACCATGCCTACCGAGTGGAGCGAAGCACCGGCTGACAATGCCAGCGCAAGCGCGTTGCAGGCACTGACCACACGCGTCACTGCGGCGGAAGGCACCATCAGCACCAACAGCCAGGCGATCACCCAGCTCAAAGGCGACGTGAGCACCTTGCAGGGTCAGATGGCGACCAAGGCCGAAGCGAGCGCATTGCAGCAGCTGGCGACCACTGTCACCCAGCAGGGGAACACCATCTCTTCGCAGGGTCAGGCCATCACCGACTTGCAGAACACCGCGCAGAACGGTAAAGCGAAGTACTGGCTGACCAAGATCTTCGACATCAAGGTTAACGGTAGCGGGTACATCCCGAAACTGTCCGACCTGTCTGGCGTTCCGCCTCTGGCCGTGTCCGAGATGGCCGACGCCGCGAAACTGGACTTCCTGACATACGGCGACTACAAAATCGCGTATGCGAAGTCGCTGGTGTATGTCGCGGCTGACAAGACCATTGCCATTGCTCCCGGCTCCCGCATCGTGGACGATACCGGCCGGTTGTACATCAATGGTGCAGAGGCGGCCACCTTCGGCGCTGGCACCACCACTTACAGCCTGACACTTAAAAAAGGCTGGAACACGCTGGAGTTCGTGGTTGCGCAGATCACCGGCCAGTTCTATATCAACCTCGGACTCAAGCTGTCCGACAACGTCGATCAGCTGTTCAGTGGTGCCGGTCAGCTGGCGGCTGCATCAGCCTCGCAGATCCTCTCCTCCCAGGTTGAGCAGACCGCCGGGAAGGTTGACTCGAACAGCGCCGCAATCCTGACGCTGAACAACTCAGTGCAGGACATCAACACCGCGCTGAACAACAAGGCTGACGCGAGCGCGTTGCAGTCGCTGACTACCCGGGTCACCACCGCGGAAGGGAAGATCACTGCGCAGGGCAACGCCATTACCCAGCTCACCAGTGACCTGTCGACAGCGAACGGGAAGATCGCTGCTAACTCCACGGCGATCACGAACCTGACGACCCGCGTCACCGCAGCGGAAGGGAAGATTGATTCTCAAGCTGAGGCTATCACCTCGATCAACTCATCGATCAAGGGCGCGCTGACTCAGGCGGCCAACCTCATCCCGAACCCGACGGTAGACCCGGCATACGGTCAGATGGGGCTTACCGTAGTTTCAACCGCGTCCGAAGGCGTCCCGGCCGACTGCCCTTACCCGTGGGCAATCAAATGCCAGTACCGCGATCATGTTCCGGCAATGAATAACATCCCGTGCCGCGAAGGGCAGGTGTTTGAGTTATCAGTACTGGCTGCATGTGGTACCGGCTCCGCACCATTCCAGCACTACATCGGTACGTCGACGGTGGTTTCTGGCAGCATCGGGTCACCACAGGCTAACGGCGGCCAGATCTCAGCGGCTACCGGAGCGAAGTGGACGCGCACTACGTGGCGCTGGACAGTAAACGCGGCGCAGGGTGCGAAGGGTTACTTCCGTCCATTCCTGCAAATCGCTCAGAGCGGCCCGGACTTCGGTACAGTCTGGTATGCAACTGACTGGAGCGTTCGCGACATCACCGCAGCGGCGAATGCAGAAAGCAAGGCTGACGCCAACGCCACGGCGATCACCCAGCTGACCACCCGTGTCACTTCTGCGGAAGGGTCGATCACGTCTCAGGGTCAGGCCATCACCAAGCTGACCGGCGATCTGAGCACGCTCACCGGCATCGTGAACAGCAAGGCAGACGCTTCGGCGCTGAATGCGCTCACTACCCGCGTATCGACTGCCGAAGGTAAGATTGATTCACAGGGTCAGTCGATCACCCAGCTGAGCAACAGCCTGTCAGCCACTGACGCATCAATCGACGCGCAGGGCAAGATCCCCGGGAACCTGCTGGCTAACTCATCTTTTGAGCGCGGCCCGGTTAACTTCACCGGCTGGAGCAGCCTTGCCACCATCATCACGGCAACGCAGCCGCATTCTGGAACCAAGATCGCCAAGCTGGCGGCAGGCGGAAGTGCTGGAATCAGTCAG